TAAAATCAATCTTTCAGTTGAAAACGTAAATGTATCTGCACTATCAATTGGTAAATCATTGATAATACGATTTGCATCTGATTTAGATTGACCATCGGGTATAACATGCACATCTACTTGCGTATCATTTACTCCACTTCCATCATTTACACCATTGTTGCAAATTAGTAGTGTTGTTAGTGCATATTTTTTGCCAGCAGGAACAGTGAGTAACGTTGTGTCAGTTGTTGCTATTGTTGCATTTACTATTGCCATCTTTATTCCTTAAAAAATTATACTATAAAGCAGAGCTTTGTTTCTGCTTACAAATTCGTCTTGTGTTCCGTCTTGGTTTGTAAAATACAATCCAGTTCCGCCATCGCCTAAGGCTTTACTGTAAAGTGTGATACCTTCTGAGGGTGGATCTGCAGGGTCTGATTCTAACAAAAAGTTTTGATAACCATCAATTTCAACTTGACCGGTGCCGCTACCTCTAAGTCTAATTGCAGTATTAATACCATTACTTGTAATAACACCAACATCACCTGGATCAGAAATAAATCTCAAGTTACCAATTTCAACTCTGGTATCATAAAAGTTTGTGTAATTTACACCATCAAGTGTAATAACAACTTTTGTATCTCCGCCGTCGATATCAGCATCAAAAATTTCTACACTACTGTCATCTTTAGCAATCTTAGGTTGGAAGAAATTTGTATGATAACTATCAACATATTCTACCAAACTCTTTGCACTAACCAATGCATCATTTTTACCTGCTTGCACAGGACCTGCACTAAAGTTGATTTCTAAATCAAGCAAATCAGTTGGATTATCGTAAAGGAAAACTTGTCTTTCATAATTGGTTACACCTGTAACTGTTACAGTACCTGTGCCTTGTCCAATTAAGTACAAGTCTTCGTTTGTATCAGTGATAATACTACTTGTATGAATACCTTTGTATTCGCCATTTCCTAAACCAAAGTAAAATGCTCCTGGATCTACACCGCCTGAATCAAAACCGTCAAGGTCTTCATCATAAAAGATTCTAGCATCTACTAGTTCTCCAGGACCTCTACTGATAATAATACCAGCACCGCGATTATATCCATCTAATAGATCTTTAATACCACCTACAGTTTCGTTTTTGTTTATTGTGAACGTTTTGTCACCAATAGCAACTTCTGTTGATTCAACAGTTGTTGTTACACCTAATACATCTAAGTCACCTTTTACAGTAACTTTACCTACAGCATTACCTGTGTCAAAAACGATTTCTCCAGCGTCATTGACTTCGATTGTGTATTTGTCTGCACCTATACGATTGAAACGTTCAGCCATCTAAGTGCTCCTTAAATAGCTGTTAAACGTAAAACTGTATCGGTTGAATCGTCTTCTAAATCCCAAGTGTAACGATTGCTATCAAAATCTACTGCTGTTCTGTTGAATAGTTTTTTGATAACTCTGCGCACTCCGCCGGCATCAAAACCTTCGATAACCATTTCGCCTGCTGCTACACTATCAGTTGCTTTGTTAACCAAACGGCAAACTGCTGTTGCTGTAGCACCGTTGTTTGACACTGTGAACTTGTTTGTTCCTCTTTGGTCTACAATGTATGCTTGCTCGTCAATACCGCCGCCAACATATGCACGTACTGTGATATTCGTTGCGTCAGCCGGATCTCCGAAATTTCTTTTATTTACTGGACGTCCCATTTGTTTCTCCTTTGTTACGTTCTAAGTAATACGCGGTTGGTCTTCCGCATAAGTCCTCATCTAGAGGTTCTCTCTATGACAATAGTATTTATCAAATTAAATAAAATGGGTTATAATGTCCGTAAAAAAAGGCCTGCAATTATGTTGCAGACCTTTCTCTATTAATGTGATAGGTAGGACTAAGGATTACCTACAAGTGCCGTGACATATCCTGTCTACATAACTAGCACAACCTCACAATAGAATGGTTAGTTCTACTTTCTCTGCAACGCCTTGTCTCCAAGGTCTTACAGCGCCACCATAGCGTGTGAGTCAAGTTAATGCCTATGTGAAGCATCGTTTCCTTGCACTATCTAACTCGGACCGTCGTCTTTGTTATGTACTTAATATAGCATATACAAAATAAAAGTCAACCTCTTTATTCAACTTTTTTTAAATTTTCTGCATGTTTTCTGCCATTTTTTTCTACTGGTTCGTATTCAACTCTATCGCCCAATTTCAAATTATGTTCTTTTTTTCTGAACAAAACATCAGTCCTATTTTGTCCCCATTCGTCGGGACGTATTAATCCGTGAATACCAATAAATTTATAAACTTGTCCTGTGACTATCATTACATCATCTCCAGTTGTAATAGTGTTTGATCTAACTTGCCAAAGTTATACAAGTGTATGGGATTATTTCTTAAATCTCTAACAAACTTTACAGTGTTAAATCCTTTTGTATTAACATAAGTTAAACCTCGTAAATTGCCTACAGCATACGACACGCTATCAGTAAGTCCGCATAACTTTGCATACTTCCAAAGTCCTTCTAGTGTGCAATTAGTTGCTATGCCAAAACGTGTTTTCTTTTCCCATTGGTTTAATAATCTTGGATTAAAACATAATTGACTTATACCGCCTTTGAAGTGCATGTATTTTGTAAAAGCCATATTTGCATATGTTTCTGCTTGAGGATATACACCGCAGTACATATCAAATCCATAATCTTCTATTGCATCTTTTACTTCATAAAAAGTTTGATACACTTTGCCTTCGTATGTGCTACCGCCAATTAACAAAACTTTGTCAATACCTGCTTTACGCATTGCAATACAGTTTTCGTGTAATTCACTTTCACTTTGTAAATTACGTGCTGCAATATGCGCAACTGCTTTTGCACTACCTGCTTGTTGATTTAGTTCAATTGCAGCATCTTTAATACGAGACAAATCGGTTTTAGGCAAATGTGTAATACTTACACTAGTTGCTGTGTCAACTGCATATTGACTTAATTTTTGTTTTGGAGTTTTTTCTACACTTATGTCCATAATGTAGTTATCATAAAAATAGGCCCCGTAGGGCCTATTTTAAAACTGTTTAAACTAAAACTTATGAGAAGCTTAGGTTTGCTGCATTTGTCTGTAGGTCGATTAGCGCCAAGTAGTCGGCTGCGTTACCTAGAGACGATGCTGTGTTTGATAGCTCAACATAACCATAACGTGTCATAAATGATACTGTTGGTTCGAATGTTGATGGATCAAGAACAACACCTGAAGACATTAGTGGGATGTATGGGCAGTAGAACGCTGCTGCGTCTGACTCGCTTGTACCTTTGTATCCAACTAGGATGTCGTCGTTTGCTGCATATGTGTTTACATACACTTTCATTGCGCCATTCAATGTACCAACCATTTTTGTGTTTGTTGGTGCTTCAAATGTGCCTTCTGTTGTACGTGCAAATGCAGAAGTTGTTGCAGATTGTAGGATTGTCAATGTTGTTGGTGAAACAACTGCCCAGTTACCAGCACCGCGGCGAGTACGCTGAGCGATTCTGTTTGCTGCACGGTTGACTAGAACTGCTAGAGCAGCATGTTCGTCACCTACGAATGTTGCAGTACCTGAAACAGCAGCTTGATTGTATGTATCTGATGCTGTACCAGCTAGTGTTGTTAGAGATGCTAGGACCTCTTGGTCGATCTCTGCTGTGATTTCTTGAGCCAAAGCAGCCATAATTTCTGCTTCAACGTCAATACCGTGCTGTGACTGAGCGTCTTGAGCAGCTTCAAAGGTCCAACGTGCTGATAGCTTACGTGTTTTCGCTTCTACAGTCTGTTTCAAGATCTGGATGCTTAGTCTGTTTCCAGCTTCACCTTCAAGTGCCGCAGTTGCGTCAGCTTTTGCTGTTGTAGCATTACCTGAATATGCTTCTGCGATTTTGAATGGTGATAGTGCTTCTTCACCAGCTACTGCGCCTGATGCGCCTGAGCCTGCTGTGTCGCTGTAGCGAACACGCAATGTGTGAATCTGACCAACTGGACCAGTCATTGGTTGTACACCAACTAGTTCGTTTGCAATAACTGTTGGCATAACACGTCTGATCACTGGAAGGATCACACGGTTAAGTGTTGCGATGTTACCGGCAGATGTAGCACCAGCAGTTGCAGTTTCAGCCAAATACTTGCGAGTATTTTCTAGCGTTGAAGCCATTACTGCTTTCTTATTGCCTTGTAGGCCTTCAAGAAGTGCGCTTTTTGTATCGTGCCAGCGACTTTCTAATAGTTCTGACATTGGTTTCTCCTCTTTATAGTCCAGCAAGACGTTTTAAATCAACTACATTGTGATCTACGTCTGCTTTGATGTCATTTGATTGGGTTCTGTTGCCTGTTACTTCTTTTGCCTCTGCTAATACTGCCTTTTGCTTCGCTGGACCTTTACCGTCAATAACTGCCGGTAGGTATTTGTCAAACGCAGAACGTAGTCTGTCTGTTTGAACTGATTCCAGTAAGTCTACCATAATTTCACGCTGGTCTTTGCTTAGTGGCGCAACCATATCGCTAATTGTGTCTTTGCGTTTTGCACTTTCAGTGATCATTTTATTTTGATGTGCTTGTGCTTCTGCAAGTTTGATTGCTTTAGACGCTGCTTCTCTTGCTTCTGCTAGTTGTTTGTCTTTAGCACCAACAACTTTTAGAAGTTTTGAAGTTTCACTCTTCTCGTTTAGATATGAGTGTTGATATTCGTTTGCAAATGCTTCGAATAGTTTGCGTCCAAAATCATTTTCACGTGCTTGATCGATATCTTCTTTAAGTGCTGAGATCTCTTTTTTAAGACCTTTAGCAACTGTTTCTGATACCAACGCTGCACTTTTCTTAATAAAGTCTTGTTTAACTTTATCAACATGAGCTTTGCCTTCACGTACAAGACGTACTTTTGTTTCGGCAAGATCTTTTTTGTCTTCGTAAAACTCTGCAATTTCTTTTGCAAGTGACTCAACTACAAATTCTTCTAAAGCAACAAATTTATCAGCAGTTGCTTTTTGATCTGCATGTAGTTCTTTGATTTCTTTTGCTAGTGTTTCACTAACAAATGATTTCATTAGATTTGCATTTTTACGCTGTGCAATAGCAAATTTAGCTTTTGCTTCTGCTAGTTGCTTGCGATCTTCTTGGAATTCTGCAATTTCTTCGCTAAGTTTTTCTGTCATCATAGCATCAATGGCTTCAACCATTGTTGTTTTATCATGCTCATACTTTTTAGCAAATTCTTCACGTAGTTCCGCAGTCGCTTGTAGGCGATTTTCTTTCACCTTTGCGTTCCATGCTTCTTCTAGTTCTGAGCGCACTTCTTCTGATAGTGCTGAATTTTCGAAGAGTGATTTTAGTGCATCTAACATTTTGTATCCTCTCCTAGTTAGCGGAGTTTGTCTATTATATCTAATAGACTCTCTTTTAAGTATTTTTGTGCCTTTTTATCGCCTTGAACTTCCCTTGATGTTTGGAACGCCCTATAACCGCCTCTGCTATTCATAAGATGTTCGTATATCGGTGTTGGGTATGCGCCTGGCGCACTTGGTTGCGCCACAACGTCTACAGTGATAATTTCAAAATCTGATACTTCACCGTTACCGCTTTCGCTTACATTTCCACTACCTCTCGATGAAACGCCTAGTTTAACACTGCTTTCAAGCATTGTTTTAACTAATTGTCCCATCGGAGTTGGTAGAATTTTTAATTTACCGTAACCGTTTGGGCCATCCATCCACATTTCTGTAATCATATGGCTTACACGGTCTAAGTTAATGTTTAGTCCATCTGGATGATCTACTTCACCTAACACTGAGTAGCCACCACTAATTTGTTCGTTGAGTGTGGTGACAGCCCTGCCAATCTCGTTAACGGGATAAACACGCTGATTTGCGTTGCGTACTCCGCCTTGAATGCAAATACCTTTCATGTAAAGGTCTTTACCATCGTTGGCAGACTCAACAACCATTCTAGCTTGGTCGAAACTCAGATGTTCGTTTAGTAAATTCATCTATCAGTCCTTACTTTGCTCTTTTTGGAGCGCCATTTAAAGGTGAGCCTGCGCCTTTGTCAGCTGCTTCTGGCTTACCTTTTTTCTCGGCACCATGGCCGGGTTGCGATGCCATTTTAGTAGCACCTTTTGCGCCTGGAACATTTACATTCCCTGCGTTATCTTCTTTAGTTGATGGTTGTGCTAGACCGCCTGCTGTTCCGCCTGCTCCGCCGTCGCCGCCTTTTGCGATATTTGCTGTTGTTCCGCCCATATCGTTTTTACCTGCAACTGTTGATTTTGTGTTTGCGCCGTTGTCGCCCATTGTTGCTGTGACTTTGTCTGTGTACTCACGCATAATTTCTGTTTGTGACTTTGGTGCTTTTGACTCTTCTACTTCTTCGTCAGCTGCTTCTTCAACTTCTTCGTCTTCAAAAGCAATTGCTTCTTCTTCAGCTTCTTCGTCATCGTCGCCTTCTTCTGAGTCCATGTCCATTGGCATGTCGTCTGCTGGCTCTTCATCACCTGCTTCTTCGTCGCCCATCATAGCTTCGAATTCT